TTAATAATAATACACCTATGCAAGTTCGAGCAGAAAAGCGCGAAGACGGCAAAACTTACGTTACGATCGATCAGCTTGATGGTTGGTTTGAAGGTTCAGTTCAAAACCCTAACAGTAAGGTTTCAAAAGCAATGCAGCAAAACCTTAATACATCCCGGAGACGATAAATGTCTGAATTATTAAAGTTCAAATATATACCGCTTCTAGCTGGGTATTCTGGTGAAACCAGTTCGGGAGTAATTTCTCAAAAACTGGATGGTGGGAGAGATCGAAATAGACGCATATCAAAAAACAACTGGAGTAGCGTAAGCTGCTCTTTTAAATTTGATGAATTGGGCTACCAATATATACAGGCTTTTTATCGAGTTTGGCAGCGTACCCCATCTAAA